GTTTCTATAGTGGCCAACTGGGCAGTTATTTCAGTAAGCAAGTAAGGAACGCTAGCACCAATTCCAATCGCCGCAGGCGCTAGATTGGTGTTTAACGTGCTCACATTGCCATTAATAGCTGTCAGTGTTGTATTGCCAGTATTGACGCTAGTAGTCAATGTAACCAACTGTCCTAATATCGCGTTTAACAGCGTGTTGCTAGTTGTTAGCAACGTTTCAATATTCGCTAAATGGCCGTTAGTAGCCATAGTATTATTTGCTGTCAACCCAGTATTGTTAAGGATAGTATTCTCGATACCGTACAATAATGTTAGTATATCGTTGGTGGTCATTGTTTGTCCGAGGAACGTAATTGAACCACCAACCCCAACGTCCTGCACAAAGATAGCCTCCGGAACAGTAACACGCGGATTCAACGGTGCACTTAACAGAGTTAAAGCGTTCACACGCTCGGCTTGATCAGCCTCATCCTGAGCGGGCTCAGTCATCAAACCTGACCGATAATCCAGGCAGGCGTTTGTTCGCCTAGATTAATGCCAGAATTGAAGCCTATGCAATCACCCGCTTGAGTGAAATTGTCAGGATATACAGACCAGAAGGACACAACGCCTCCTGCCCCACCGATTGATGTGGCATAAGCTGGTACTGGGGAATTAGCCGTAAACCATTCAACGGGCGGACGCCCGAAGAAAACGACTTGTCCCGCCGTTAGATTGCTAAAACCATTAGCCGGGTTTGTAGTGAATGAACCTGCAACAGCCTGACCGTTGAGATTCAAAGCAGCTGACGAACCCTGCGGAATGTAAAAAGCAACCGTGGAAAACGGCTGGTCATCTACAGTGGGCAATTGCGGACGTGCGAATTCGATGCTGTATTCAACACGCAACGTCCAAGACAACAACGTGCCTACAGTAACGTTCACAGCTGGTTGTGTAAACGTCATTATAAACCGCCCCTGGGATCCGGTGACTGAGCTTGCCCCGTTGAGTGGGTCTGCAAGACTAGTCTGGAACCAGTTAAACGGCGTATAACCTCTGCGACAGTCGAAAGCAATGGAAAATGAAGCCCAAATTGGTGCAGTACGCGCACCAGGCAAAGCAAGAACATAGCCAACATTGGTAGCAACGCTTCCTCCGGGCGTAGACCCGACGGATGTATCGCAACCAACGGCAATCTGTCCACCAAAGCTTGTTGGTGAGCTTGACTCGATATGGAAAATGCATTTGCGAAAACGATAGTAACCCCATAGGGATGCTTCATCTGCTGCTCTCGTTGTCAACCAAGTTGACGGGTTGATGTCCACTAAGTAGATTTCAGTACCTAACTGACTAGCTAGGGTGGTAGTGATCTGTGGTGTTCCTAAAAACTCTGTTGCCTGAAAAATACGCCGTGAAGGTGTATTGTTCCGGATAACAGTCGGCATGTAAGCCACGCCAACGACTTGTTGTGCATTATTTGTGGTATTAGCGCCACCGCCAGCTCCTCGCCTGGCACGCTGTTTTCGGCCCTTTCGAG